GGAGGCTCTATAACAATGTGGAGAAATGACTCCAGAATCATACACAAATGGTTTCCCGGAACCTCTTCCACGTACAACACAAATAACATCAACAGGCTGAGAATTGGAAAATGGGCGGGAACAGAAGATAGCGCGGGCGTCCGCACAGGAAATATACTTATTGATTCAATGAAAATTACACAAGCAGACAAATATGGAAGATCAAACGAAACAATCTCTGTTCCCTCTAAACCCTTTGAGGCAGAACAAGATACGATATCTTTAATAAGATATGAAAATAATATAAATCTATTTTCGATATCAAATATAACAGAAACAGATTATCAAATAAAATTCAATAAAAGCATCAAACACAATCAATGCTCAATTCACACAAGTGCAATGAGTCAATCTTCATCAGAAGTATCATCAAATCAAGACATAGAAAGATTCAATTACAGTTTAATCTCGGGACAAACATCTTATGATATCTCATTTCCTCAAGAAAGATCTCAAGCTCCATTTGTAAATGCGTCAATCAATGGACTAGATGATAGTGTACAATACGCAATATCTGGTGTAAATACACAAGGATATAAATTATTTTTAGAATCACCTGCTTCAAATGATTTTGAAGTGAACACAATCATAACAGAAAAACCAAAACAAAGAATCAGCTAATATGCCCACAGACAATAGAATTTCAAGCATGCCAGAGGTTAGCGTTTTATATTCTGACATAGAAGTTGTAGCTCCTCCCGCAAACACAGGTCAAAACGACGACGACGTTTTGTTTCTTATAACAAGATCAGGAGTTAAGTCTGAGAAAATAACATTCAAATCGCTCAAAAGTTCTATTGTCGCAAACACCGTTTCTCTCACCGGCAACCAATTGATAAGTGGAGAAAAAACATTTGCAGACACATGCATTTTTGAAGATACGGTATTTTTAAATGAAGTTATAGACACAAATTATGAAGGAGATATAAGTGGATATAATTTTGTTGCGCAAACAGGTAGGTTCGACAGTGTCGGGCTTGGAGTTAACTTTGCAAATAAAACTAGATCGCCAGAATATGATGTTCATGTAGAAGGAGATATAAATATCGAAGGAAATTTTGCCTCCGAAGGTGACTTGGTTTTTGATGGAGACTCTCGATTCAACAATGTTATTGTTTCAGGAAATCTTACGGCGCATGGCGGTGTTTTATTCGAAAGTGGGTTGAGTGCGTCGGGAGATGTTGACATCACAGGCTCGATTAGCGTTTCTGGCGATCTAAATATTTCAAATAAAATTTCTCAAGTTGACAATCCTGATAGCTACATAGAACTTTCAGGAAGCTCTTTGAAAATTTCTGCAGACGCAAACAATTATATACACTTAAACGAGCAACAAAATAAAGGACTTGATGTTGTCGTTAGTGGCGAAAAAAAGTTTTCGATCAATGAATCAGGTCAAGTAGCAATAAACACAGACACAAACTCAGGAACATTAACTGTCGCAGGAGATGCATATCTGGAAAATCTATATGTTACAGGTTCAAACGGATCCTTTGAAAAAGTTTTTGCCAAAAGCTACGATGAAAGCATGCAGTTCACAACCAACTTAAATCCCGGAAGAGCGATTTATGAAATTGATTTCCCAAAAACATTTGGAACTATTCCTACGGTTCATGTTGGATTACAAAATGATGCTGGCGAACCCCCTTTGGCATTTAATATCTCAAACATCACAACAGGTTCTTATTTTATTAATTTTGAACAAGATTTGGTTGGAGAAAATTATCAAGTAACAACCAATGCAAGAGTTCTAGAAAAACAATCTGTGCATCAAACTTCCACACAAGCATTTTCAACATCAATCATTGAAGGAGAAAAATCTTACGAAATAAATTTTCCAGAATCTTTTGCGGCAAACCCTGTGGTCACGGTCACTTTGGAGAAAAAATATTCTCCAACCCCAGGGGATCCGGGCACACAAGGCGAAACGTTCTTGTATGGATGGGAATATTATATAGCAACTCAAGATAACACATGGAGAAGGGTTACATCAGCAGAAGTATTCAGGGACGCAGGCACAAGAGGCGACATTGATTTTGACAATGACTTTTATTATATTTGTCTTGATGACACTCTCTGGGGAAAAATTCCCTTAACCACTGCAGATATAACTCCAGAAGACTTGGATGCAGATGGTTTTGATTTCAGTAATGGATATATTTATGTGAACACCAACGAAGGATGGAAGCAAGCTCCAATTGCTACATGGCCATTTGATGAAAGCCCTACCATGGCGAGATACACAATTTCAAATATTGATCAAAATAAATTCACAATCAATTTCGCAGAAGAATTAAGTGCGCAATATAATGTGCATATTTTAGCTTCAAGATAAAGCTTGACATTTTTTAATTTGTCTGATATAATTCAGGCATGAAAAATCTATTATACAAAACTAAATGTTATTTAGTGGGCCACATGCAATACGTTAGTGGTAGAAACTGGAGAGACCATGTTGCGGAACAACTCAAGCCCTTAAGTATAACTTGTTTTGATCCATACAAAAAACCATTCATTAAAGATGTAGAAGAAGATGAAGCTTCCAGGCAAGAAATGGAAACATGGATGAGCACCAAACAATATGATCGCGTAACAGAAAGAATGAAAACTGTTCGGGCGTACGATTTAAATTTGGTTGACCGAAGTGATTTTATCATAGCCCACCTTGTGCCTGAAGTCGCAAGTTGGGGCAGCGCCGAAGAGATTGTTACTGCTGTTCGCGAGAAAAAACCTGTGTTTGTGAGCATGGAAGGCGGAAAAGCGAAAACTCCACTATGGATGCTTGGCATGTTTCCGCACAAATATATTTACAACAACGTAGACGAGATAATCAACATGCTTCACGCAATTGACGATGGCAACAAACCAATTGATTCTGACAGGTGGAGGCTATTAAGAAAGGAATTTAGATGACTCAAACCTTAGCCTCAGCATCATATTTTGAATTTTTTACTGGAGATTTTATTGTTTTCGGTTTTCTTGGTTTTGTAATTTGGTGTTTTCTAAAAAAGAAAGACGATGAATTTTATGACAAATAAAGCTTTGAAATATTCAGATGTTTGTTTGATTCCAAATTATACCGAATGTGAATCTCGAAAACATTGCGATACATCAATAAACCTGTTCGGCAATCATTACAAGCTTCCGATCATTCCTGCAAACATGAAGTCGGTTATAGACATGAAGCTTGCAAAATGGATGAGCGACAATGATTATTTTTACATCATGCATCGATTCGATAACGATATCGCAGAGAATGTAGCCATTGCAAACTCAGAAAACTGGAAAACAATTTCATTCAGCATAGGCATACAAGACACAGACAAAGACAAGCTTTTGAAAATCAAATCAAGAAAACATAAAATACATTTCTTGACGATAGATATTGCGCACGGTTATTGTAAAAGAATGATTGACATGATAAAATTTATCAAACAAAACTTTGAAGATACAAAAATTATTGCCGGCAATGTTTCAACCCCTCAAGCCGTGCGTTCTCTTGCTGAGAGCGGCGCAGACTTTGTTAAAGTGGGTATAGGTCAAGGTTCTCCTTGTACCACAAAAGATAAAACAGGATTTACCATGCCAATGTTTAGCTGTGTGAAATGGTGCTCAGATGTAACACTTGACCAAGGAAATCGCGTCCCAATCATCGCTGATGGAGGAATAAAATGCAATGGAGATATTGCAAAATCTTTGGTGGCTGGAGCAAGCATGGCCATGGCCGGAGGAGTTTTCGCGGCATGCACAGATAGTCCTGCATTAAACATGAACATAAACGGCGCAAACCATAAAGCATACTATGGTTCCGCAAGCGCAGAAAATAAAGGACACAATAACCACATTGAAGGAAAACTAAATCACATACAATCAAACAGCATGACTTTAGAAGAAAAACTATTTGAAATAACTCAAGATTTACAAAGCGCAATAAGCTATGGAGGAGGAGAGAGTATTGATATATTCAAAGAAGTGGACTACCATTTAATTTAATTTTTAAAATAAAACTTGACATTATTTAAAATATATACTATAATCAATCCCATGAACAACGCAGCAGCAAAACAAATAAGAAAAATTTTAAACTTTGATCCGAACAGTTCGGATGAAACAATAAAGCGGGTATACTCTCGCGCTAAAAAACAATACAACAAATTATCTCAAGGAGCAAAACCTTTATTCCTTGAAGAACTAGAGAAATTATACAACGCAAATTAATTATGGAAAATCAAACACAAGAAAAACAACAGTCAGATTGGAGCAAACGTGAACTCGGAGCTTTATGGGTAAGAAGTGGAAAGAACCAAAAGTATCTTTCTGGAACTATTAATGTCGAAACCATGCCAGGAGTTACAGAGCCTGTAAAGGTAGTAGTTTTCACCAATAAGGGCAGAGAGAAAAATGAGCGAGCTCCAGATTATGTGATCTACAAAAGCGAAGAGGCATCTCAATCAAAATCTAGTGAGCAGGTTGAACAAGTAGCCAAGCAAGCAGTGCAAGAAGCAAAGTCTTCTTCCGAAGCTGTAAACGAGGATATTCCTGAAGAATTATTTTAATCAATATAAACACAAATCATGGAAAAACAATTTTGGCACAGTAAAAAGTTTTGGGCGGCAGTTGTAGCTGCAGGAGTTCCAATTCTAAATCACTTCTTTACTTTAGGACTAACGCAAGAAGTTGTTATGCAAATCGTTGGGCCTATTGTGGCTTATATTCTTGGTCAAGGTCTTGCAGATCTTGGTAAAAACAAAAGTTAATCGTTCTTTTAAATTTATGGGCGCGTACTGGATTCGATTTAAATTGAATTGGGTATGATGCAAGTCGAAGAGATGCCTGGCTTCGTAAAAAGGCATAAGTTTATACATGGCAAAAATAAAAGTCGTGTTGTAGCTTTCAGCTCAAAAGCTGAAAAGCTCGCATTAGCAGCTTAACCTGCTACCCCTCTCTGTCAGACGCAGATACGGCAGAAGAGGGGTCAACCATCTGCAAAACAGAAAAAGTTTAATTGTATCACAAACTGCAAATAATTGAAACAATTAGTTGGATGTTTATATCATAACTATAAAAAAAATAAACTAAACTTGTAGATTCCTACTTTTGAAGATTTAAAGACGCGGGTTCAACTCCCGCCGCGTCCACCATTTTAACACCAACAATGCAGCAATACATATTCGATTCCTCTTC